TATTTTTTAAACTTTAGATTCCAAAAGGAGGAATAAACATTGGCAATAGCAGAGGGACGCTTAGCGTATTTGATGGTTGCTGAAGATGAAAAAACTCCTACCTATCAAAAGGTGGGTAAACGTGTAGATTTGTCGCTAAACCTTAGCCGTAACGAAAACGAGGCCCCACACGCAGACGACGAAGGCTGGACCGAGTATTTGATGGGGCGTAGGAACGCTACTATTGACGGTACGGTTAGGTATGACGAGTCAGACGCAGGACAACAGGCATTGATTGACCACTATTTCGGTGATGAAGAAATCCTAATTAAGTTTGCTTTAGAAGCAGGCAGCGACAAGGCAGAGTACACAGGCAAAGGGTTCATCACTAATTTGACTCCTTCCCCACCAGATGAAGGACCCACTGATATGTCGATCTCTATTCGTATCAACGGCAAGTTAGAAAAGGAAACGCAGACTGCGCAATCAGGAAACGGTGGGAGCAGTACAGGGCAAAGCTAGGTGATAAGGTGCCGAGTCTCTCGACATTTCGAAAGCTGAAAGAGAGAGAGGACAAGCAATATAAAGATTTACAGATTAGTAGAGCAAAGGAGGGGTGTTAGATGGAACACCAAGTAACAATCAATGGCAAGGAATACACGTTAACGCTCGATCTTGGAAAATTTTTCAAGATCACCCAAAAAGACCCCGAGATACAGATCAAACTCTTTACAGGTGGGTTAGGACCTTACGGCACGTTAGAGTTATTTGCTCAACTTGCCGACGTATCTGTTAACTCGATCGTTACAGATCCAGAGTTCAAGTTAGTGCATTTAAGCGACTACGAGTATGCAATTTTAGAGGTACTGGTCCCTTTTTTCAAGGAACAAGGTTTACTCCCAGAGGAGTTCGACCTTCCCGAGAAGGACGAGTATTACAAAATGGCAGAACAAGTGGTGACAGCCGAACTAGTGAAGAAATTGAGCCTATAGATTGGGACAAAACCTTATCGTTGGCTTATGAGATTGGCCTATCTCCTAGAGAGTTCTGGTCCTTAACGTGGTGGGAGTTTTCACGGTGTTTAAAAGGATACAATGACAGGCAAAAATCAACACAAGAACGTCTAGCTTGGGCATTATGTGTCTTAGGCAATCGTATACCGTTTAACAAAAAACCACTTAGAATGGAACAACTCATGGGTAGGCGTACACACTTTAACAGTGCGGAAGAATTTAGGGAATACATGCGACAAAGGGCAGGCAAATAGACCTGCCCTTTTTTATTAGAAAGGAGGTGCTTCTTTGGCTCTAAATCTAGGTACTTTGTACGTACAACTATCCACTAAAAACGATCAGCTAATTAAGGGTTTCGACGAAGCTGAACGTAAACTTGATGCTTTTGCGAGTAAAGTTACAAGGCTTGGAAAAACATTGACTCTAGGAATAACAACACCTCTAGCACTTGTTGGACGGCAAGCAATCATGATGGCAGGCGAAGTTGTAGAGAGTGAAAACCTCTTTGCCGTTTCTATGGGCAACATGACAAAGATGGCTCACGACTTTACGACACAATTTGCAAAAGACATGAAGATCAATGAGTACGAAATGCGTAAACAAATGGGTATCTTCAAGGTTATGGCTGAAAGTATGGGCCTGCCGGAACAATCAGCCTACGACCTCGCTAAAGGCTTTACAACACTTGCATATGATCTCGCGTCATTTTACAATATTTCCTTCGAATCAGCATTTGAGAAGTTGCAGTCTGGCCTGGTTGGCATGGTTATGCCGTTACGTGAACTCGGTATAAACATCAATGAAACCACAGTTGAAAATTACGCTCTAAGAAACGGACTCATTAAACAAGGTGAAACCCTCTCTGAAACGGGGAAAGTTGTCGCACGCTATGGTGCAATCATGGAACAATCTCGAAAAGCACAGGGCAACCTTGCGAGAGAACTCGATAACCCTCTAAGTCAGTTTAGATTGTTAAAAGAGCAGGTTAAAGCTGTTACAATCGAGTTCGGGCAAGCTTTATTACCTATGTTCTCACAGGTACTCTCGATCATTATTCCGTTTATCGAGAAATTAAGAGATATGGCGAAAGCCTTCCAACAGTTACCCGAAGCGACCCAACAAGCTTATGTAAAATTAGGACTGTTTATTGGTTTGATTGGACCTGCTACTACCCTCCTAGGGGGACTCGTTAAGGTTGTAGCATCTCTTTCGGGCTTGTTGAAAGGTTTAGTCACATTTGGGAACAGACTCATCTTTGCGTTTTCAGCGTGGGCAGGTGGTGCAGCGACATTTGGTGAAGCGTTGGGGTTTTTAGTCGGAGGGCCTGTCGGATGGGTGCTCTTGGGACTTACGGCACTTATTGGGATAGGATATTTGCTAATTAAAAACTGGAAAGATATATCCCACTGGGGGCTACAGACCTGGGGCAAGATTAAGGTTTGGATCTATGAAGCTGCTGTTGCGTTAAATGAGTTTATGGAGTCGATTGCTCTCACCCCAGAAGCCAAAGAACACTACCGCAACCAAGTCATAAGGCATATAGAACTAATTGAAACTGAAAGATCAATCATGGACGAACGGCAAGCACAGTACGAAGCCGACAAGGAAGCGAAATCAGCCGTTGAAGAAGTCAAAGAAGAAGTATCCACACTTTTTAATGATGATTTCTGGAACAACCTAAACATTAACCTCAATACCACACAAGCCAAGAAATCCATTGAGGACATAGAAAACGAACTTCAGAGCGCCTTAAAAGTTAACCTTGAGTTAGAAATCGCAGACCCTACTTTCGATCGCTTAGGCGCCGATTTAGACGCTTACAGAAATGCTATAAAGCAATTAGTAGAAGGTGGATATGCAGACTCTGAGGCGTATGCTGGAATTGTTAGCGAATATAGATACGCTCATATATCGTCAATCTCCCAAACTCTACAAAAAGAGCTCGATTACAACGCTAAAATGGCATCACAAATGGGTGATGACTTCGACAAGACTTCTGCCGACTTAGATGCTCTCCGTAACGCAATCTCTGAAATGATAGAAGCAGGCTATATGCAAACGCAGGAGTTTGAGAACCTAACTAAACTCTATCAGCAGAAACTAAGAGAATCAAAAACACCTTCTGGTGCTTATGGATTCGGAATATTAACAGATACAATGCAAGAAAAACTCTTTGCAATCTCTACCGATGCACTTAAAGGAGAACAAGGAACAGCAATTGTAGACCTTGCAGAGCAGATCAATCAACTAACAAAGGATACGGCTATAGCTTGGGCATCTGCTACAGGTCCAACTGAAGTAGCTGATATTTTAACAAGCTACCAACAACAGCTTAGGAACTTCGCATCAATGGCAGATTATCTTGGTGCACACGACATAGGAGGGCAAATCTGGCTGTCTGCAGAGGCTCTAGGTAGTTTTATACGCGACCTCACTCTCGAAGGCTTAAAACGAGGGCTAGAAGGTGACTTACAAAAAGCCTATGACATAGCTTATGCCACAGCAGAAGCAGACCCTGAGAAAGCAGGAGTCGAAGCGCAAATAAACGTCCTTACCTCTCGCCTTGCAGATTACATCATGGCAGGGGGAAGTGTAGAGGACGAGTGGGCGCAAATGCTCAAAACTAAACTTCAATCTCTTAGAGAGAGTATCCAGGAAGCCGACACAACATTCGAGCAAGAGAAAGCGAACATTGAAGCTGACCTAAAGAGAACTCTCGATCTTGAAGAAGTGGCGCGTAAAATGGCAGAAGCTAAGGGCGAGGAATTTTCATCTGAACAGTATCGCGCACAAGCTTACGAGAACGCTATCAGGCAACTACAATCTTTAATGATCCTCTATGGGTTTACAACTGAAGAAATTATCGAAGCTACACAAAAGTGGATTGACGACCTCCGTAATGTTTATACTCCCGACAAATCATTTTATCAGACTATAAGCGAACAGCTACAAAAAGACCTTGAACAACTTCCTTTGGCAGAAGCTTTAACTGTCGCCTTAGGTGAAGAATTTGACGCTGCACAATACAAAGTTAACGCTTATGAGAAAGCGATCCAGAGTCTACAAGAAGAAATGCTAAACTCTGGTGCGACAATCGAAGAAGTATTAGAAGCAACTAAACTTTGGAGATATGA